ATATTGTCGCAATCAAGGGACCGGGCATCTCGGTGGATACCGCCGATGTAACTACCCATGATAGCACCGCTGCATGGGAAGAAGCCGTTGCTACCATCATCCGCACGGGTGAAGTAACGGTTGATATTGTCTATGATCCTGCCAACGCCACGATCAAGAACGCCGCCGCTGGCTTCCTTGCGATCCTCATCGCCCGCGCTGCCGTCACCTGGGAGATCATCGTACCTGGGCCTAAAACGATCAGCTTCAGCGGGTTTGCAACAGGCTTTGAGCCGGACATGGCGCATGATGGCGCTTTGACCGCTAGCCTGAAAATCAAGCCGACCGGCGCTGTCACTCTGCCGTAATTCACAAAGGGGTTCTATGCTCAACAAAAAAGCAATTCTCGCCGCGCAAGACATTAAAACCGAACTGGTCCACGTTCCTGAATGGGGCGGGGACGTGATGGTACGTGGCATGACCGGCAGCCAGCGCGACGAATTCGAAGCGTCCATTGTGGAGATGCACGGTCAAACTCAGACGATGCACTTTGAGGGCATCCGCGCCAAACTGTGCAGCCTGTGTCTGGTTGACGAGGACGGGCGGCGCATGTTTGACAGCGACGAGGTTGACGACCTGGGGACCAAATCAGCCCAGGCATTACAGCGCATCTTTGAGGTTGCTCAGCGGTTGAGCGGTCTTACCCCTTCGGACGTGGAGGACTTAGCAAAAAACTTCGTGAGCGAGGGGAGCGACGTTTCTGGTTCCGCCTCGCTTCTCATCTCGGAGGGATGACCGTCGCTGAATTACAGGCGCGGATAAGTTCCGCTGAGTTCAGCGAATGGATAGAGTTCTACAAGCTGGAACCGTTCGGGAGTGACGCAGACTTTGAGGGACACGCAATGGTAGCAACGATGGTGCACAACCGGACGATCCAAGACCCCAAGAAAGAAAAGCCGCTAAAGGTTTCTGACCTGATGCGTAAAGACCCTGACCCGCCGCAATCGGCCAGTCAAATGCTGCAAATGGCTCGAATGCTGACGATTGCGCACGGTGGGGAGGTAAATAAATAATGGCCTCCATTTGGGATTTGTTTGTAACTCTTGGCGCTGACACATCCGGCTTTTCAAAGGGCATGGATGGTGCAGTATCCAAGTCCAAAAGCGCATCATCCTCAATTGGCTCCAACCTTGCCAACATTGGCAAGACGGTGGTTACTGGTATGGCGGTTGCGGTGGGAGCAGCCGCAGCCGCTACCGCAGCCTTCACAGTTTCGGCCATTGGCGCGGCAAGTGACCTGAATGAAACAGTGAGTAAATCGGGCGTTGTCTTTGGCGACCAGGCCGGGAAGATATTGGCTTTCGGGCAAAGTGCCGCCAAGAATTTAGGCATGAGCACAAACGAGGCAATTGCCGCCGCCGCGACTTACGGCAACCTTTTTGTATCAATGGGCATGACCAACAAATCCAGCGCGGATATGTCGCAAGGATTGGTACAACTCGCGGGCGACCTGGCATCCTTCAACAACATGCCGACCGCTGATGTTTTGGAGAAACTACGCGCAGGACTGACGGGTGAGACTGAACCGCTCAAATCGCTGGGCGTGAATATCAATCAGGCCGCGATTGAGGCAAAGGCGATGAGTATGGGACTGGGGACTTCGACGGTCAATATGCTGGATGCCGCCGAAGCGCAGTTGAAACTAGACAAGGCCACTAAGAACTTCAATACGACCTCTCGCAAGTATGGCGCTAATTCCATGCAAGCCAAACAAGCCGCGATTGATTACGGCAGGGCTAACGAGAATTTAGAAAAGGTTATGAAGGGCGGAACTACCACCCTGACCGCCGCGCAAAAAGCGCAGGCATCCTACGCGCTCATCATGGAGCAAACCACGACCGCGCAGGGTGACTTCGCTCGCACGAGTGACGGACTGGCAAACCAACAGCGCATCTTGGGCGCTACTTTCGAGAATGTAAAAACCACTTTGGGAACGGCGTTCTTGCCACTTGCACAACAGGCCGCGCAGCAAATGAATAAATGGCTGAGCGATCCGGCGATCATTGGCGGGTTACAGAATATCGCTAATGGTATTGCTACCTTCGCGCAAAATGCGATTACCTACATTCCCCAGGTGGTTGCATGGTTCAAGCAGGTCGGGGCATGGTTTATGAATAACCAGGGCGTTATTGTGGCAATCCTGGGCACATTGGGGCTTGCGGTGCTGGTCTTTGGCGCTCAATCACTTCTTGCTATGGCTCCCATCATCCTGACATTGGGGCTGGTCGGCCTTGCAATCTACCTACTCTATCAAGCCTGGACAACGAACTTCGCCGGTATTCGTGACACGCTAACCGCCTTCTGGACGAATATCGGCCTTCCGATCTTCACGACTTTGAAGGCATGGCTTGACACAAACTTGCCGGTTGCACTCGCATGGTTAGGGACTGCCTGGACTACGGTTCTCCTGCCCGCGATAACCTCAGTATTCACATGGATGCGGGATACTCTAATCCCATTCCTGACTGGCCCATTCTGGACAACGGTTCAGAATGTCGGGGCATGGATAGGCACAACCCTAACGGGTGCTTTCAATGGGGTGAGGGATGCAATACGCTGGGTGATCGGGGCAATCAACGACCTAAAGGCCGCGATTGACAGCATCCCTAAGGTGAACTTACCAACTGCTTCCAGTAACCCTTATGGGTACGGGAACAACCCAGGCCCAGGTGTTACCACATCAGCGCCGGGAAAAAAGGGCGGGCGGGCTTCTGGTGGTTATGTCTTTCCAGGATCATCCTATACGGTTGGGGAGCGGGGCAGTGAGACTTTTACGCCCTCCGTTCCTGGGTTTATCACACCACATAATCAGTATTCGATGGGGGCAGTCACGATCAACATTATCGGAGGCGATCCTAATAAGACCGCCGACGCAGTTGCACGCAAGCTAAAGGCCCAATTTGGCGGGGCCTATCAAGGGGCGTAAATGGCATCTGAGACTAAATTTGTAAGAGGATCAAACAGCATCAATCTGAGCGTATCACCGTTCACGACCGGCGCGGGGTTCGCTCCGCCTGCCGTCAATCGCGAGAACAATATCACCAGTGGAACCAGCGCCAATGTATCAGGCGGGGGTAGTTTAGTTTCCTACGTGGACCACGACCGGGATTTCAGCTTTCAGGTTCGAATCGATGCGACTTGCTATGATGATGCCCACGCCTTGATGCGCAAGATTTCGTCTTTTGTCGAGAGAAAATCAAGCGACACGCTCTATCTTGAATACCGTACCAATTCCAGCATACCCGTTCCGTTATGGGGACAGTTCGGTGCGCCGCTGCGGTACGAGGTTGTTACCGCCCATGTTAGCGAACCGGACAACCTATACTCTGATTCGCGGGGGGTGAAATTTTTTGTGACGATCACCCTTGAAATCAAGCCGCTGGCGGTGGGCAATAAGCAAAAGCTCATCAATGCGATGGGCGGGATCGTAGAGGATAATTACGGGACGGTAGATGGGACTAGCAGGGGGCTGGGGTTGTTTGAGACTACCGTAAACAAGATCAATAACCCCGTCTTTGGAAATGCTACCTTTGATAACGGATGGACGACCGACGCGACAATCATCACCACAAAGAACACCGATCCGGCGTTCTGCCTTCCAGGGGTGGCGCAGTCCGTGAAGATCGTAGCAACTGGCACGGGTGGGATATTCTACGAGACGCGGGCGGGCGGCAGTACAGCTAAGCACTCATTCAGCGCTTATATAATGACCCCCAGCGGGATTGCCCCAACTACGGCAGACCTAAACTTTTACTATAATGCCGACTTCGCCGCATCGTTCACCAACCTGGGGAAAGGTCTTTACTGCGCTTATGCTGATAACGTGACCGGCATCGCGGCGGCAGTTGCAACCGGAATTGTGTGCAAGGCAACACGCGCCTTTTACCTCCTGGGCTTCCAGATGGAGCAAAAGACCGTTCATACTCAATTGGCTTATGGCGATCTCCTGGGTTGTTCCTGGGCTACTACCGCGCACGCATCGGCCACCACACGCGCCAATCCTGTATTGTCAGGGCCGCGAACGGATGACTATCTTAGCCTGGCGCAAGGGGCAATTGAGTTCGTTTACCAGCCCTACAACAACAATAACATTTGGGGTGCCGAGTATTTCTTTAGTTGCTGGAAAACAGACTATTCGGTTAATAGTTTGATGGGATTTTTTCAGACGGCTGATAACAAGTTTTACCTAACCGACGGAACAAACACTATCAGCAGTTCCGCAACAACCTGGACGGCTGGGGACATCTTGCGCCTTGTATTCTCCTGGGGGCCGTCAGGACTGGCCGTATATCGCAATGGGGCTTCCATCGCATCCGGAGCAACCTACACCCCACCCCTGCCCGTCAACGCGGCTACGCTTTGCATTGGTCGGGCAAATCCCACGATTGGCAATATACAAGGCGAAATTCTGGGGTTCGATGTTTACGATGAGGAGATGAGTTCCGCGACCGTGACCGCGCTGGATGCGGCGATAAGTTCCATCATCAACGCGGGCGGGCGGGTATCGTCTATTCCCTGGCTGTGGACCAAAGATGGTGACGGGGTTGTAGATAACTGTGATGATGCAACACACGATAATTGGGCCGTGGCTGGTGGAATTACAGGAAGTGCACAAGCACGCACCATATTCGATTTGCGATTATCAGGTAATTTGTATCAATTGGGCGATCTTTATATAAGCGTTTTTCCTTCTGCTATGTTTATAAATCCCGGTATTTTTTACTTAGAGGACGCTGGAACAGATGCCGATGCTGGCTCTTCGGCTGGTTATTACAAGACATTGAGTTTAGCTAACGGAGCATCAGAAACCAGACAATCGGGCGGTTCTTTCACAAAAAATGTTGTGAATACTTTAATCGGGAAAGAATTTTATTCCTTCTTCCGCCTGAAAGATGCCGCTGCCAATACATTGTCTATTTATAATGGGTTCGGAGTTGGTATATCAGGACTAAACTACTCCATTGCAAGAAATGTAACGGCTTCTGCTTCGGTATTCACCCTGTTCCGTTCCAACGCCAACATAGTCCCCCCGCTGAGTTATTCCGAACCAGACTTTTTATCATATTTACTGTATGGGCTAATTTTGTGTACTGTAACTCGCGTATCGGGTGGAACGGTAAATTTATTGTACGATTTCATGACTTCGTTATTCCGCCCATTGATGCGCATTTCTACCGTAGCCGGAACAGATGGTTGGATTATTGAAGGCCAAAACGTAACTAACTATGACGTTTCGGGGCCAACCATTTTAGGATTGGCTAAGTCTGTATTTGGTGATGTACTGGAATTAGAACCGGGAAAATTCAATCAGATTACATCTCTGATTGGAAGTGACACTATTGAATGTCTTATCAGTACCACCATTACCTATAACTCCATAATAATCTACCCGCGCTATACCCTGGCATAACAATGGTTACTAATAGGATCACGCTAAAGGTTTATACGACGGCAACGAGTACGACAGAAGTGCAGAATTCAGGTATCCAATTCGCGCAGGATATAAACTACACCAAAGGCAATCCTGGCGGCGAATCATTGACCCTGACCTTCTTTATCCCTCGAAAAGTAACCGAAAGCTGGTCTGTTTTGTTAGGTCAGCGTATCGCGGTTTATAACGCCCTAAGTATGACATGGGAGGGATTTATCATAAGTATCACCCCGTCCATGAGCGAGGGGGCGCAGGGTATGAATGTCGAGGCGGTTGGCGCCTGGGCGTATTACCTGATGAGCCGCAAGACCCGCAAGCCCTGGGCAGACACGCGCCTAGACAATAATGCCTGGGTTGAGGCGACGGCAGCGCTTGACGCTAACGATATATCACTTCTTAAATCATGCCAGATTGACCGCACCAACCGGATTCGCTTTACACCCACTTCCATCCGTGACGCGGCGGCGGCTGAAAAGGGCTGGGCAAACGGAAACTATGTGTGGGTTGCTTACACCGCACCCACCGGGCAGACCATCAAGCGCATAACTCTTGATTATGACTTGCAAGAGGGTGCGCAAGCCTGGCAGTTGAGCGTATACAACAACACCGCTGCGACTGACATTCTTACGCGCACCACCTCAAACGCTACGCCTGGGACGCGGGTATCGTGGGATAGTGGAACGTTGGCAACTCCTACCCAAACCATGACCATCTTATTTATATCAAAGGCAGCTCAAACACCGGCAAGCGATGGCACGATTTATGGGGATGTCGCTAACGTAGTTGTTTATACCGAAGTCGGCAGCATCAATGCTCAGGAGATAGTAAAAGACATTCCGGGGCTAGTTACCGAGTTGAGCGCTGACCTTACCAAGATTGGGGCGATCACAACCAGCCTTGTTCCTTTCATCAACGAACCCCCGCGCACGTATGCGGACGCGATCACGAATGCGGTTAGTTATGGCGATACGTCTTACGGGCGCTGGGGCGTATGGGTTGGTCTAAGTGGCGCATCAAAAGCTAATGACGGGTCAAGTGATGGAAAACCCCGCCTTGTGTTGGAAGCAGAGAAAGATATAACGGTTGGCTATGATTACGCGATCCGCATCAATGAGCCGAATGTAGTTCCACCTCTGGAATTCAAACAGAACTTGAACGATGTATACAACTGGATCGCCGCCCAATACCAGGACGTTGACGGGCGAGCGCTATACGTCACGCCAGACGATGACTCGGCTTTGAAGGATACCGCAAGTATCACGGCTTACGGGCAGCGTGAACAATGGTTGACTTTGCCAACAACCAGCCTGGCGCTTGCTAAAAACTATGCCCGGCGCTATTTGGGATACCACAAAGACCCCAAATGGATTGGCTCTATCACAGTCAAGGGATACATACGATATAAGGCTACCCAGGCCGATACAACCAACAAAGAGATGGCCGCATCCGAGATATGGCCTAACCTGCGCTTGTGCGTGGAAAACTGGCTATTTGCACCAAACAGCAGCGCTACAAATCTAACCTTCCTGGTTACGGGGACAAACTACAACGATGCGGACCAGACTTGTACGCTAGAACTTGGAAAGCCTGACCCGCTAGAATTTGCGGTTGCACGGATGCAGCGGGTTCTTGACCAGCAGCGTTTGACCAATGGCGGATAATTGAAGTAAGGACATAACATGACGACATATTACGTTAGAAAAACGGGCAATGATGGGAGTGGCGACGGGTCAACTGGTACGCCCTGGCTGACTGTCAACAAAGCGATCACAACGATTTCAGCGGGTGGAAATCATACTGTCAATATTGGGGCCGGGACTTATGCCGAGAACAATGGGGGGTATTTTCAAATAACCGGAGCTTTCGCGGCGCTGGTTACTTTCCAGACCGAATCGGGTCTGAATGATGTAACCATCCTGAATACGTCCAGCGATTACGGAACCATTCTATCCGGGCCAGTGACAAATATTTTATTCAAAAATATCACCTTCACCGTGGCGGCAGGTAGCCATATCGTTATGGACATGTACGCTGATTCGGCAGAGGTTGTGACCGGGATTGAGTTTCGAGATTGTTCGTTTATTGGCCTTCCCGCTCTGGATAATTGCCGTGTGCAAAGTACTTTATTCAACACGGCGTCCGAGACGGTTGTGTTTACCCGTTGCACGTTCACATTTCTATTTGGAACAAATACTACCTATCCCTGTATTTACATTAGCACAGCTATCGCAGGGTCTACGTTTACTTTCACCGACTGCACGGGCAATTTTGCGACTAGCGAAGGACTGTACTGCAATGGCGTGACAGCGCATGTTAGCGGCGGAACCTTTACGGGCGGCACTCTGCCTATGGAATTCGGCGTAGACGGTGCGACAGGAGCGGCAACGACTGGATATGTTCGCAATGCTACGATTACAGCCAGCGGAAATCATGGGCTATTGATAGGGGCAGGAACCACGGGCGTTGAAGTTTCGGGGTGCACGCTTGCCGCCGTAGGAATGGCGCTGGTTCTAAAAAAGGGAACAAGCAACATTGCAAAGAATAATACGATCAGGGGAACGGGCAATTATCCGACGGTTCTAATAAAAGGCGCGGCAGGTGTTATGGTTCTGGATAATCAGATATATTCAGACCTAAATTTCTGCATTGCCAATTACGATAACGATCCAACCTATACCAGTTCTAACTGCGTGATTCTCAATAACACATTGCAATATTCAACCACTGCGGCCTACTTGATTTCGTGGGCAGCGTTAGGAGATGGCGGTGGCAACGTTGTAGACTTCAATGTCTATAAACCGTATACCACTCGTTTTGGATTGGTTCTTGGATCGACCATTACCAGCCTGACTGGGTTGCGTACTGCCTGGGCGGGATATGGTGACGGTACAAACGATGCCCATTCTAGCGCATTTGAGGGAACAAGATTAATAACTGGTACATTGCTGCACGCAGATGGTTCGGCATGGTCAGGCGCATCGGTCATTTTAGAATTGACAGCCCCCTTTGAAACCTCTACAGCCTTTCACCCAGCCGAGGTACATACAGAAACTACGGATATAAATGGCGCGTTTAGTACGTTACTTTGTATTCCCGATACTGGTACAGCGCATTATTTGGTGAGGTTCCCAGATGATACCAGCCATCATATTTACCTTGCGTCGGGGGCCGCTGTAGATATTACCTCGCTCATCACGGTATAAGGACACAACTATGATCTACCCTAAATTCATTGACGTATCAGACTATCAGCCCGTTTTGACGGCTGCCGATTTGAAGGGGCATATCAACGCCCTCGCCTGCAAAGCCTGCGAGGTTGATGACCAGGCGTGGAACCTGGGCGATAGTGTTGACAAATTTTGCGATCCGAAACTTGCGGATAATGTCGAGTTGGCGTATCTATTGAATATCCCTTGCGCTGTGTACATCTTTGACAACCCCAACTGTACTTCGATGAATGGCGGGTCATGGCAGGATCACAAGCTACACCCGAACAGTGGCGACCCGCGCATGTTAGCGCTGCGGCAGGCGTTGAAGAATAAAACCTACCATGCAATTTGCATTGACGTTGAAAGGTGGTGGGTGCATTACAACCAGTATTACGGCTTCATCATGGCCGCTACAAACAGAATGACACTTGCCGACAACGAGGCATTACTCCATATCCGCAAGGAACATATTGCGAAAGCTAAAGACTTCGCCGCCCTGGGTGTGGCGCATGGGCAAGCGCTTACCGCTGGCGTTGTTGAGGTTATTCCCCCACTGTGGATACATGACAGCGCTCAAGACCTTGCCCAGCGCATCCGTGAGGATCAAGCGGCGGG